AATTACATTTTTGCAGCTTCTAAATAAAAACTTTTTGTTTTGTATTTGTCTGGAACATGTTTTATAAGGCTATAATCATGTTTTACAGCTTCTAAACAAAGTTCTTCTGTTTTGTATTTGTCTGGAACCTGTTCTATAATGCTATAATCATGTTTTACAGCTTCTAAACAAAGTTCTTCTGTTTTGCATTCGTCTGGAATATATTTTATAAGGGGAGAATTACGTTTTACAGCTTCTAAACAAAAACTTTTTGTTTTGTATTCGTCTGGAACATATTCTATAAGGCGATAATCACGTTTTACAATTTCTAAATAAAAACTTTTTGTTTTGTATTTGTTAGGAACATATTTTATAAGGCTATACTCATATTTTACAGCTTCTAAACAAAGTTCTTCTGTTTTGTATTTGTCTGGAACATGTTCTATAATACGATAATTACGTTTTACAATTTCTAAACAAAGTTCTTCTGTTTTGTATTTATCTGGAACATATTTTACAAGGTTACAATCATGTTTTACAATTTCTAAATAAAAACTTTTTGTTTTGTATTTGTTTGGAACATGTTCTATAATACGATAATTACGTTTTACAGCTTCTAAATAAAAACTTTCTGTTTTGTATTCGTCTGGAATATATTGTATAAGGCGACAATCACGTTTTACAGCTTCTAAATAAAGTTCTTTTGTTTTGTATTTTTTTGGAACATATTTTATAAGGTAATAACAATATTTTACAGCTTTTAAACAAAGTTCTTCTGTTTTGTATTCGTCTGGAACATATTGTATAAGGTAATAATTACATTTTACAGCTTCTAAACAAAGTTCTTCTGTTTTGTATTTATCTGGAACATATTTTACAAGGTTAGAATCACATTTTACAGCTTCTAAACAAAGTTCTTCTGTTTTGTATTCGTCTGGAACATGTTCTATAAGGCGACAATCATGTTTTACAGCTTCTAAACAAAGTTCTTCTGTTTTGTATTCGTTTGGAACATGTTTTATAAGGCAACAATTATGTTTTACAATTTCTAAATAAAAACTTTCTGTTTTACATTCGTCCGGAACATATTCTATAAGGTTAAAATTACGTTTTACAGCTTCTAAACAAAGTTCTTCTGTTTTGTATTCGTTTGGAACCTGTTTTATAAAGCGATAATCCCATTTTACAGATTCTAAATAAAGCTTTTTTATGTTTTCAATTTCAGAAACTTGTAATGGTGTTTCAGACATTGTTTATTATATAATAAAAAAAAAAATAAAAATTAATTTTTATTTCCTAATAATATAACGATGAAAACCACACTGCTGTAGTGTAACCTATACAGTATTGTTAGTTTTAATTAAACCATTAAAATACATGTTTTTGTTGTATGCTAGTTGAGCTCTTCGTTTTACTTGTTCTGGTGAATATATATGCCATGTTCTTTTACCTTGACTACTATTTTTGTGAAAATGTTCAGTCATAAATTGATTAAATTGTTCTCTTTTTAATAGCGGAATGTTGCCACTAAACTCTTTATATAATGCATTCATTTCCGGTATAGTGAATTTCTTGCCAACATGTTCAGTTTTAAGATAATCAATGAACTTATACATATTGTCTACATCCATGTTCTTTATATAATTTACTTTAAACTAAATAGTATAAATACGCAATGTCTAGTGAACCACATTCAGTTGAACTTGTTAATGAAGATGATAACTTAGTTTTTGATGATACAGTTTTATTTGAAGATGAAGAACAAGCTTTATTTTCTAATTTAAATGAAATGGACGATATCGACTTTACAGTTGAAGAATTAAATTTGCAAAATAATAATCTTGATAAAGACATTGCAGTAACAACAGATGTTGATAAATTACAACATTTGGAAAAACTAAAAACTTTTACTGTTAATGAATTGGAAGTAAAAAAACTTTTACTGCCTTATGCTAGTAATCACCCAATGACAACTATTCTACCCCCATTATATCATGGATATAAGCACTTACAGGAACTAAATTATGTCCCCATTACTGCTAGAGAAGGTCCAAATGGTGATGGCAAAATACCAAACATATTTATAAAAGACAAACTAAATAACAAATTACTTCCAAAGGACAAGTTACTTCCCAATTGGAAAACTGCTTGCAATATTGCTTTAGTAACAGGTGAAATTGGTGGAATTACTGTTCTTGATATTGATAAGAAAAACAGTGGAATGGATACATGGAATGAGTTTATTGAAAGTAATTTGCATGATATTGACGACTTTGTTTCTGTTGAAACTCCAAATGGTGGTTTACATTTTTATTTTCAATACAATTCTAAATTTAAAACCGTTTCCAATATTATTAAAAACATTGGTATTGATGTTAGAAACGATGGTGGATTTATTACTGCTCCCCCATCAGCTAATAGATTGAACAATATTAATTACGAATGGACAAATGGTGGACCTGTTTCGCGAGATAAATTACCTATAATGCCTGATTGGTTAGTTAATTGGCTGTTAAAAGACAGTAAAAATAGTTTAAATACTAACACCCAACACATACCTAAGACGCATCGCGCTACCTGTAAAAATACAAACCCTAAACTTTTCATGGAGTTGTTAGATTTATTACCAGACTCTTTTTGGACATATTATGAAGAATGGAGAAATTTGGGGTGGATAATTACACGATTTTTCTGTAATGATATTGAAAAAGCACAAGAAGTTTTCTTGGAATATTCTGCTAAAGCTGGATCTAGTTTTGATTCTAATGCGTGTATAAAATTAGTTGAGTCAACTGATCTTGAACGAGGATATGGATTAAAAAACTTACTTGATACTTGTAAATCTATTAATCAAAAAGCTGTTGAAACTATTTTACAAAAATATGCTTTATCTAAACCACAATTTACATATAATAATCCATGTATGGGTGAATTTTCTCACAAATATCAAGCTGCAAAATTTGACAGTTTTTCCGATCTTATTATTACATTATCACAAGAATTAAGCAAAGTTTGTGTTGAAAGTAACGGCGGTGAATTTTACTATGCTGACAATGTATCTACTTATACAGTTGGAAAAGCTAATGATCAAACTATGGATTTTTACTATAAAGTGCCTCCAAAAGAAAGTGAACCAGAAAAAAAAGATGAAATTTTCACTGAAGAAGAAAAGGAATTTATAGAAGCATGGAAAAAAAAAGATAGAACCGACAGTGAAAAAAAAACAATTACTCATTTTAGACAAGTAAACGGCAGCAGATATAAAGAAATTATCAAATCACTTGAGGTTAACATAAATAAACCTAAAAAGGAAACAGCTCCATTAATTGATAAATATTCACATATTACATTAGAAGAATTGCTTAAACGGTATAGTCGGTCGTTGGTTCAAAATGTAAGAGGAACATGTTGTTCTATGGAAAAAAATTTCACTCCATACAAATTTAATACATATTGTGGAGTTAAATATAAAATTAAACCACTAACTGAACCAATTGGTGATATGACACTATGGAACAGTTATGTTTTCGAAGTTCTTGCAAATTCAAATGAAGAAATGGCAAATTACATTCATGATTGGTTCGAGTTAATATGCACATCAAAAAGACCGTATAATGCACTTTTGTTAATCGGAGAACAAGGATGTGGTAAATCAACAGCATTTAACATTTTTGCTAAAGGTGTTCTTGGTGATAAAAACTGTAGATATTATGAAAATTTAGGTAAATGCTTTAATGAATTTAACGATTTTGCATCATTTCAGTTAAATATTATTAATGAAAGTGACACTCTAAAGGAAAATTACTTTAATGATATGGCAATATTTAAATCTGCTGTAACTGAAGATATGGTTTGCGGAAATAAAAAACACAATCCCGATATTAAAAATAGACAAAATATATCAAGTTTTGCAATTCTTGCCAACTCTTTGCGTGGATTTTACGTTCCAAATGGTGAACGACGAACAGCTATTAGTCATGTTAGTAATAAATATGTGCGTAATAAAGAATATTTTGATAAATTTTATGCTGAATATGGTTGTGAATCCGGTTACGATACAGTTGGTAACTGGTATTATCGACGATCTGTAAATAGAGTTACCCCAATTGCAGTAAATAAACATCCACCTATGACAGACATAAAGAAATTAATGGAAGAAGTTTCTAGAACTTCAGTGCAACAATTTGCACATGCGGTTAAAACAAACGAAATTTTGGTTGATGTTGAGTGGATATCTTCTGCGGATTTGTATTATAATTATTGTGAAATGTGCAGATGTTCTGGAAATAGAAAAGTATTAGCTAAAAATGGGTTTATTGTTGATCTTACTTATGAATTTCCTAAAATGTTTGTTAGTAAAAGAGGTAAAGACAAAGCTGGCTCAAAGGGTTACAGCATTATAAGAAATTTAACTTAAACAAATAATATATAAATATACAAATACAATGCATTGTTTAGCTGAACTGTTTTTTCCAGGTAAGTCATGTATTTACGATGATGTGAAAAAACTAGGTTATATTTATATTGGAAATAATACAAATCACAAATCAAGGTTTTTACTTGAATTTCCGAATAAGGACAATTTACTTACAGAATTTCCACAACATTGTATTTGTGGTCATACTTTATATAAACATGTTGCGTTTTTAATGCACGAAACTACAAAAGAACTTGTAACAATAGGATACAAATGTATTAATAAACTCGATGGAGAACTGTTAAAAACGGTAAAAGTTAAACCAAGTTACAGCATTGGGCCAATTAAAGACAATATAAATTACGCAACGAAAATTAAAATTAATACAGAATGTATAAAAAAACTCACTGAACTTGAAACATGTGTAATATATACTATAATTAACCACGCTCCTGTAAAATATGGATATATTGTGAAATTAAATTCTGGTGATGTTTGTTACGGAAACACAGCGTTAAATGCTGCAATTGAGCATGGACATAGAAAATTTGTTGTTAAAGCTGTTAAGGAATTTAACGGCAAAAAATATGCAGAAATTATTGTTGGTAAATAAAATAAATTTTATTTTATTTTTTTTTTTTACTTAACTTAAAAAATGAGCAAGTTAAGTTCTTATACAATAAAAAACAGACAAGCTACAATAAAATCGTTTTTAGAAAATTACGAAAACATAAATAACTTTCAAGAAGTAAAAGACTACATTGCGTCAATTGACAATGTTAGATCACGCAAAACTAAATTAAATAACATTATTCAGTGTTTAAATGCAACTACTGACAAAAAACCGTATGAAGACCTATTTGAAAGTGTAGTTGAGGAATCTGATTATTACACTCTTGCACGAAATGCATCCAAAAAAGACCTATTACAATACATACCTTGGGATGATATTATTAGTATAAGGAAGGAGATTAAAAACCCTAAATATAAGACACTTTTATCACTACTTACTATGATTCCACCTATGCGTAACCACGAAATAATAACAATTTCTTGTAATCCTGACAGTTTAAATTACTATGATAACAAAACTGGACAACTCATTTTACGAGAAAGTAAAAATGGAAACAGTAGAATAATTAATTTACCACATGAATTAAAGTTGGAATTGGATAAATATATTAAAAACAGTAAAATAACTGGAAATATTTTCGAATTGAAAAATCAAAACACAGTTACTGCAATATTAACAAGAATTTTCAAAAAACCATTTGGAACTTCAGCTATAAGAAAAATATTTGTAAGCACGTTTACTCCACTGCTTAATTATGTAGAAAACAGGAAATTAGCTTATTTAATGAATCATAAAATTTCTACTCAACAATCAATTTACAAAAGATACAAGGAGGTTGAACCTCTTGTTTTAAGTAAGTATATGGATATTTCAAGTATGTAAAAAAAAACAAATTTTTAATTATTAAACATTAACTTATCACTTAAAGCTAATAACAATTCTCTTATTTCTCTACATTGTTGTTGAACTAATATAATTTCATCTGTTTGAAGTATTAGTTTAGAACTTATAACTCTATTACTTTGTTCTAGTGCTTTTCTAGTCAATTCTCTAATTTCTGCTAAATTTTGTTTATGACAACAACAACATTTTGTTTTAATACAGGGCATTTTTAATTATAAATATAATCCTTTTGCTGAATGTTTTTTTTTTATTCCCAAACCAGTAATAACAGGTTGTGGTTTGTGTTGTGGTTTTAGTAGCGATTTTTGTCCTGGTGTTGCTAAACTTAGCTTTGTAAGAACTTGTGATTTTTTTGGAGGCATTTTTAATTAAAGAAGATTATTTTTTTTATACAGGTACCAATGTATAGTTAGGAACAACTGCAATCCAAACTTGAAATCCTTGTATATTACTTAAAGTTGGGCAAAATAAACTAAATCCTCCCGATCTTAACATAATTGCAGTTGTTCCAACAGTTGTTGGTTGACTTCCAGAAGGCAATGTTGTAATAGCCAAATCAGAAAATGGAGATACAGTTGATCTAATGCTTAAAATAAATGGAAATACATTTGCTCTTACATAAACGGTAATGAAATAACTATAGCTACTATTACTTATATTTAAAAACCCATCTTGTGCACCTCTAGTAAAATATGTTGTTAAATTTGGAGAAGAAATCATGTTTGCCCAAGAAATATTAGTTCCACTTGGAGTTCCAGTTCCTGTTATGTAAATTTGATCCACAAAATTAGTTGGAAACGTAGGTGTTCTTGTATCCACATAGCTTTTAGTTGCAGCATCTTGTGTATTGAAAGGATTTAGAAGATTAGTAATGGTATTACCTCCCATGTTAAGTGACGCAAACATTGAATTTGTGCCGTTTCTGAGAATTACATTTGTGTCTACATAATCTTTACTTGCAGCATCACTAGAAGCAACAGGCAAAGAAATACCAGTTAATGGTTTACTATTCATATTAATTCCAGTTCCTGTGCTAGACATTATTCCTCCAGATAAACTTAAGTATAATCCATTATCACTTACTGATTGTATACTACATGTTCCTTGTCTTGCAATTCTTGTTAAATTTGTTGCGCTTGCAGTATTGTAAACACCAAATAGAACATAACCAGGACTAACTGGTATCGATGATATAAAAATTACACCACTTGCGGAAACAGGATTATTAGTAGTATTTGCTTGAAATGTTATAGTTGGTAGTGTTGTTAATACAGTTCCAGTGCTTGTTTTAATACTTCTTGTCAATGTGCAAGCACCAGCTCCATTATTATAATTTGTAGTAATTTGTAAATTATAGTAACCAGCTTTAAATACTTGATACCAAACTAAAGGTGGTGTGGTATTTATAGCTAAAGAAACTGCATTTAGCAAAGCAGGATTTGTTGGATTAGGAGTAATTGCTGTATCTAAAACCATTGCAATTAATGTTTCAGTTGTAGGAACTGCAACAGTAGTTTGATTTGAAAACGCCACAGTTGCACCAGCGGTTCCTGCAATAACACTGTTAATTTGTGTTTGTAAATTTAAATCTGCTGTATCAACATAACTTTTAGTTGCAGCTTGTTGCGCAGTAGTTGGATCGACTACATTATTAATTACATTATAATTTGCATTTATTGGAGTTACAATATATTTTAAATCGTCAATACCAACATCTACTCCACCAGTAAAGTTTGTTACAGTAAATCTGTAGTAAAAATAAGGTTTAGAATTTGCAAAATTAACTGTTATAGTTGTTCCCGCGTTGAAAGGAACACCTGTATTGGTTGTAAGTGTAGTGAAAGTAACACCATCTAAGCTACCACTTAGGGTGTAACCCGTTATGTTGCGTCCACTTTGATTTCTAACCTTAATTGTAAAACCTGTTGCAATTACCGTATAAGGATATTGAAGTTGTAACCAAGTGCCAAAAAATCTAACCAAAAATCCATTTTGTCCTACATTTCCAGAAAATGCTTGCCATGGTGGAAAGGTAACATTTGTTTGAAAGTCAGTGCTTGCTATGTAAGTTAAACCATTTATAATAGTTGTGTCTCCTGTCATTAACGGATAAGTTGTTTCATAAACTAACGGTAAAACATTATCCACATAATTTTTAGTTGCAGCTTGTTGTGTTGTTGTGGGATTAACTACGTTGTTAATTGTATTTGTTCCCATGTTAAGTGCAGCTGTCATTGAGTTTGTGCCATTTGTAAGTATAGGATTTTGAATTACCCATGTATTCCAAGTATTTTCAGTTAATGTAGAAACATAAACAATACTTGAATTATTTGCATTTGATGTCCAAGTATATCTTTTATTATATACACCACCACCATTTTGATAAGCATAACAAGTTAAATAACCTTTTGTTCCTCCAGGTAAAATTCCCTTTCGTGTTGGTGCTAAATAATCTGTAAAACAACCGTAAAATCCAGAAGGTAAAATATCAAAACTATTTTCTGTGAATCCGGATGGAATGTTGTTAAAATCTGTCCAGTTATAAGTTCCATTTCCTGTAGCAACTGGAAATGTAAATGTTGTTGTTGGTAACAAAGCGCGAGTATCAACATAATTTTTAGTTGCGGCATCTTGTGAATTTGTTGGATTTAAAACATTAATTACTTTATTATTTCCAGTGTTTAAGTTTGCTAGCATTTGATTAGTTCCATCTGTTTTAAGAAATGCTAAAGTTTGAGCATCAACATATGATTTTGTTGCTCCATCGTTTGCTAAAACTGGGTTACCTAAATTAATTATGCGATTATTTCCTGTATTTAAAGTTGATAGCATGTAATTTGATCCATCTATTAATAATGCCTCTGTTTCCAAATCACTTACTCCCCAAACATTATTCATGGTTTGTTTTTTATTTATTTAAAAATATTATTTAATTTTTATAATTCCATCTCTAAGAGAATTGTCGTGAGTAAAAATACATTTGGGAACTCTTTTTCCGTTAATAATGTTTTTGTTATTCCACCAACTTTTAAATACTGGCCATTCAGGTTCAATATCTTCAACATATCGATGCCAAAGATGCCATAATGAACTATTCATTGTATCAAAACTAATTACAGTGTTAAGATTATCCTTAATTATTGGAGGTAAAAAAGAAAACTTTTGTGTTAAATAAAACATGTCTCCATTTACGTGTCTACCAGTTGTAAACCATTTCATAATTGGGGTTTGGTTTTTTTCTGTTATAACATCATCAAAAATAACAACCTTTCTTTTATTTTTTTTACCTAATTCTGATGGTAAAGGCATTGATTGAATGTCTGGATACATTGTAATTTCTGAACAAATAAATGAATATTTTTTGTTTGATTCAATAAATTTGGAATATAATTCTTGGTTGCTTAATGGACAACAAATATAAATTTCATCTGGTGCTAATGGTGATAATTTAGTAATATTTCCATTTTCATCTATGCTATTTAACAACAAATTTAGAACATAAGTTGTTTTACCAGATCCTGTTTTACCACAAACTGCTGCAAATATATTTTTGGGAAAGTCATACTCGTTGTTTTCTCTTGGATGTGAACTAATAATTGAACTTCTAAGTCCTGGATCATTTTCCATAATTAATATGTATTTATATATATATAGAAATAATATTTTTTTATATATGTATATGTATATATATGTATATGTATATATATGTATATATGTATTTATATATTATCAGGCCATAACTTATTTGCTTTCATTGAGCTTAATAATTCCAAATTTTTATTTTTATTATTTGATGAATGTTTTAAAAAATACAAACAATACTCGCCACATTTGTCATCGGTAATTGCTTGAAGCTGTTCATCGTTCCAACCATTAATTAAATGGCACACTTCATTTGGAGGTGGTGCACCAAATGAGTCAAAATAAAGTTTATTATCAATATCAACTGCCACCCAATGAGTGCCATCACCGTTTCTATCATCCAAATTCATAATAAATTTACCACTTTTAGGTAAAATATCATTTCTCATAAAAACACCACGAAAATTAACAATTTTTTTGCCTGCGTTTTCAAGTTCTGTAATGGTTGTGCCTGAGTTATCATGTCTTTTTGTTAAAGGTTTGATTAAAACTCTGGGTTTTTTTTTTTAGTAACAACCATAGAACCATCATTTGATTGATTCATTCCGTAAGTTGAAGTAAATAGTTTTTTAGTTTTTTTAGTTTTTACATCCCCTACAGTTGTTTTTTTTTGTATAAAACCTTTACCTTCAACATAATCTGGATGGTAAGGTAATTGTTTTATCTTTTCAAAATCAAAACCGTTACCACTCATTTGGTTCATAGCTTTGTCCGCTGCCATAGAAGATTTTGCTCCTGCAACTGTATTTGCAATTCCAGCAGCGAGATTTGATGCCATACCAGCCATATTTAAAATACCAGAAACACCACCCAGTTTACCTAATAAACCAGCTAATGCTCCCAATAAAAATCCACCACGTTTTTCTACATCTTCATGATCTGAATTTTTAAGCATATGGTGAATGTCATCTTCATCAATATAAAGTGTTCTGTATTTTTTTGGATGTAAAAGTTCTATTTTTTCTTTTTTAGCCAAACACCAACATCCACTACCACTTACAATTTTTGTATTAATTTTAATTGGATACGCACCACTTTGTATTTGATTTAATATCTTTTTTGCTTGAGACTGTGTCAATTCAATTTCAACCATTCCATGTGTTGTCATTTTTGTGTGTTGTTTTATTCATGTAAGAGAAAAAAAAAATAAATTATCACAACATATAAAAAAATGACACAAACACATTGTTTATCGTGTAAACAAAAGACTGGAAACATGGACGCAGTGTTAGGACATTCAGCTAAAGGTGTATTACAAATGAAGTCTAAATGTGAAACATGTGGTAAAAATAAGTCCACATTTCTTAATAAACACAAATTTGAAACATTAAAGCAAAAACATGGAGAGGGATTAATTAGTAACCTAATTGGTAGAAAAATTCCGGTTTTAAGTGATATTCCTATTCTAAACATGCTTTTTTAAACATTAACCACTTATTTAGGTTGATTTTATTTGTTTTATTGCTCTGTAAAATGCAAACAGAAATAAAATTCTTGTTATTAACTTTTATGTAATTTGATATAATGTAAATGAAAAACATATGATTTACGTTTTTGTTTCCATTAAATTTAATAAATTTCCCAAATATGTCTAATATTTGCACAGTTTCAAAAGAAGTTATGTGAAAGTTGGTAATTGGTTTGTTTTGTCTTTCTTCTATTACATTAATAATATATGAAATATATTTGTTGTATTTATTCAAATTATTTTTATGTAAAATGTGTTTTACCAACAAACAATTTAAATATTTAAAATTATAAAGCAAATTAACTATTTTATTTAAATTTTCTATATTTATACCCGAAATTATACCCTGTAAGCAATTTATTATAAGTTTACATTGTTTTATAGGGTTATAAAACTGTCTTTTACCATACCAACGACAAGGTAAAATATCATAACCACACTCATCACATTGAACAATATTAATATTTTTCTGTTCATATTCTGTTAAACAATTGGAACAATACATTATTATTTTTTTTTAGCATATAATAAAAAATGGTTTCACTACAAAAATTCATAGAATCTAAACGCAGAATGGGGAAATTAATTTCACAACACAATCGTGAAGTTGCAGGAATGACAAGTTTAAATGTTGATATAAATTATCAAAATGAAATGGAAAATAAACGATTACTTTCGCTAATAGGGCAACAAAAGGACACTCAAACAGAGCTAGCTAAATTAAAAATACAAAAAAATAAAGACAACTACCCACCAGAGGAATTTAAACAATTAATGATCAAATATGGAATTCCAGAAACGCGCAATATTCCAGCAGTTGCAGCTCCACCAGCAGTTAATTTGCCAGCAGTTGCAGCTCCACCAGCAGTTAATTTGCCAGCAGTTGCAGCTCCACCAATACAAAAAGTTGAAGCTCCCAAAACAATAAAGTTGGAAATAGGAAATTTGCCACCAGGCGTTGATGATGCGTATAAAAAAGTTAATATACCGGAACAACTTCTTGGTAACTTTCAAAAACTTAATAATATTATAATTAAGTATTCCAACATACACAAGGAATCCCATGATACGGATTTCAAAAAAAACAAAAACCTTTTATTTAATTTGTATACATCAGTTACTTCAATAGAAAGTTTTGTTAAAACATATGGGTTTTATGCTGTTGATTATGTGACAAAATACACAATACTTAAGCCTACCGAAAAAGCTTTAAATTTTTTGAAAAATGCTTACGTTACCGATAATACGTTGACATTGGAAAATAAACAACAAAACACCACAATGTGTGATAATTTTCGTAACTTGTTTTTTAAATATCCGGTTGGATTTTCATCTGTTTTAAAGAAGTTGGTGGAAAAAACCACCCCAAAAAAAACCTCGAGCAAAGTTTGCAATGCGATTATATTGTTGCTAACCCACAAGTTTGCTGATATGGAGAAGTTGGTAGAAGAAAAAGAAAAAGATTTTGTTAACGAAGCAGAAGCAAAGGCAAAACAACCACAACCATCTACTTCTGGTGCTACTGGTAGTGGGTTGTCAAAGTTAATGAAACGTAAAACAATATTGTTAGCAGAAATACAAGCAGGAAATACAGGATATGAACTTAAAAAAGAACTAAGAAAAATAAATAATAAATTAAAAAGAAAATGATAGAGTATATTCCAATAACATGTCAATGGACAGGATCTATTTCACCAGCGTTTATTTTAACACAACCAATAATTGCACCACAAACTGCCACATTAGATGTAGGAGTGAAATCTATTTCTACTTACAACGGATTTTACAATATAAATAATACAAATAATGTTTTCACTTACACAAGCGCCACACAACATACAATAATAATAGCACCCGGTGTTTACTCAATTCCATTAATAAATGCAGCAATTAAGCAAGCAATGGTGGAAATTTTCTCTGAAAATCAAGCAGCCGTTGATGCATTTAATATTTTAGTTTATTTACCAAATTTAGGCACAACAATGACAACATCTACATTTAGCGTTAATTTTACTGTAGCTAATTCTATAAATTTAGTTATTGGTTTTAATTCACAAATATATTTACCAAATAATATATATATTTCAGAAAACCCAGCAAATATAACAAATAATAACGCAATAAATGTAACATGTAGTGCTACATTAAACGGGTCTTTGACGGCCTCTACCGATTCACGAAGTTTAACACCATCAAATATTATTTACACACTACCAATACTTGCGTCACCAGGTAAAGCAATAGGAGTAGATGTTCCAGTAGTTTATTTTATACCATGCAGTACCAAAGAAATAAAAACACTTAATTTTTCATTAGTTAATCAATCAGGACAAATAGTTGAAAATTTAGGACAAAACTTTATTATAACATTAATGTTTAGAATTACAAAATAAATCTATCTATTATTAAAAAATGGATATGCGTCATTATAAACAAAAATTTAACAGGCAAAAAAAACGCCAACATCAAAGAAAAAAAACTGTGGAAGGTGAAGGGTTTTTTGATACTGCCACTAGTTTAGCCAAATCATTTGGAACAAACGTATTAAAACCAACCGCCACATATCTCGGAGAAAATAAAGATTTGTGGGCAAAACCGTTACTTAGTGGTGTATCTCATGCAATTTCTGCCAAATTAAAAGCAAAAGCACGAGAAATGGAAAGAAAAAGTAAAGAAAAAAACAAACATAAAGAAATAGAACAGTTTTTAGACGACAGTGACGATGATGATAAATTAACACCAGAAGAAGAAAGAAATCTTTTAAATGCGTTAATTGAAAATAGACGCCCAAAACAAGGTTCAGGAGTTCCATCAAATGTCATGAAAGGATTGTCAATGACTACAACTGGATATGGAATAAAGTATTTAACACTAAAATGAGGAAAAAAAAAATAAATCTGTTTCAATTAAAAAAGCATGGCAGAAGCAAACGATATCGATCCCATAATTCCCGATGAATTTGATTTAGAATTTTCATATCCAATTGATGAGTCATATTTTAAAGACACTTACAACATAATTGCACCAACTGGGGGTGCGAACAACTCAACACTTAATTTTATTATTCCACGTGAAGCAAATAGATTATTAGATTTAAAAAACAGTTATTTTAGAATTGTGGGAACAATAGTTAAAACTAACCCCGCAGCAGCAGATTTAACACCCAATATGCAAATTGCATTTGCGAACAACTATTTCATGCATCAACTAAATTCGTTATTACTGGAAATCAATGGAACAGTCACAGAAACTACTTCTCAAACTCCGGGCATTTACAATACAATAAAAAATTTATTAACAAAATCAAAACTTTATTCTGCTTCTCCAGCGGCATTGCAAGAATCAGGATGGCAAATTGATGACCACAATTATTTTACAACATCAAACAATAACGGAACTGTAATATATTGTCCAGATATTTTAAATGCTGGTACGTTATATGGCACAATAAGTTCTGGAATGCCAAATTCAGTAAATTCACTCCCCTTTGTACCTGCAGTGTTTAGTTCAGATACAGCTGCACGCGGATCTTACGCAACATCACTTTCTAAAAACCAAAAATTTAGTAATGGGTTTTTCCAACGTCAAAAACTACTTTTTAACACATTACAAACATCTGTAAATAGAGCAACTGCAGTGCCAAACGGATTACAATTTGCACTTAACCTAACACTTGGACATATGTTTTTATTTGCTGAAACATGCACAAAAGTAATAAAAGGAGCACAGGTTAGAATTGCTATGCAAAAAGAATCGCTACCGTTTAGATCTTTTGTGGGAGATTCAACTGTTTTACCAGCGGTTGCAGCGGAAACATATAAAAATGTTCAAACTTGGCCACCAACACCTGGAGCGGGATTAGTTACTGCTGGCAGTGGATGGTTATACAACTCAGCAATTCCTCCAGTTAATTTCCCAGGACCATGGGCCGTTCCAACTGCACCTTTTACCACAAATTACTCTATTGTTTACAATGTTTTTGATTTGTATGCAAGAATTGTTGAACCAAAACAAACAATTATGGCTGACATTATAGAAAAATACAATAATAAGCCAGTATTTTACAATGCAAAATATGTAAGTTACAATCAAGTGCAAGTGCCTCAATCATCAAGCGCATCTCTTGTATTATCAACAGATTGTAATCGTCCAGATTGGTTTATTTTCGCCTTTCAAATGTCTGGTAATGCATCTGTAACAAATGCCGCATACACAGCACCAGATTATTCAACCAACACTCCAGGGGTCTATATAGGAGCTTCTGGTGTTTCTAGAGACCAGTTAGGATTTAGTAATTACTCTGTTTTTGACCCACTTGATGTAAAATCTGCACAACTATTTTACGGTTCTAGAAATTATCCATTAACAAATGTTCCAAATAATTGGGCACAAGGTGATTTTAGATATTGGTTAAAAGAAATTGAAAAATTCAGAACAGAATATTTACGAATAAATGACGGTTCAGAATCTGCTCCAGCAATTGACTACACAAATTGGAGAACGCTTTATCCATTGTATCTTATTGATATGCGTGCAAGAAATGATGTAATTACTGATCAACCAACTTCTCAATCAAACAACTCATTGCGATTAGAGTTTAATACCACAACCCCAAACAATGTTACAATGTATTATATGTTCCTTGGAAACGCTGGATATGAAATTAACGACACACTTTGTAAAAAGGTTTATTAAATAAAAAAAGTTTTTATTCTTATAAAAATAAGACATGAGTGCTGTTGAATATTATATTACCTGTAACGAAACAAAATCCGCTTCTGAACATGTGGCATTTGGACACATGGTGCGTTTGTTTATCGATGATTACAATTTAACAACTAATTTATTTCAGTCATTTTTACCAGAACAATATAAAAACGGGACTGATTTGGATGAACTATATGTAAATTATTGTGAAAATGGTGAAAATAAAAAACTATCAAAATCAGATTTTAAACGTAAAACAAAACGCTGGATAAGTGAAGTAGAAAAAGCTGAATTTTCTCAATTTATTCAAAACGTTGCAATTTTAATTGAAGATAAGGATTACATTAACTATTTGTTTACAAAATATCATAATTCACACCAAAACACATATTCATTTGCTAAATTTGTAACCGAATATTACAAATATGTAAAAACATTTTAATAATATTTTTTTTTATTAACCAAAAAAAACAATGAATAGTCAAATAAATAACTTAACAGAAGAACACCATTTATTTCATGCAGTTGGTGAATATATTCCAGGTGGTAGTTTTAATGGATTACAAACTTATAGCTTTGCGGGTCCAGGAACTAAATTTGTGCAAAGATATAGAGAAGGTTATAGAGGAGTTAATGATTTAGATCATGCTTGCATGTATCACGATTATTGGTATTATTTATTCAAGGATGCAGAAAAAAGAAATGAATCTGATGTTGCTTTAGCGCGCGCATGTGATAGAATAATTGCAGATCCTAATACAGATGAGCAACAAAAAACAGATGCTAGATTTGTTAAATATGTTATGACAACTAAAGCTGTGTTTGAAATTTAATTTCCTATTTTAACAAGTAATTTGTTATTTTTTTTGTCTCTTATTCTTTTTACAAATTCTTCACAAGAAAGTGGTTGTAAATTAAGCATTTTTGCAAGTAATTCTTTACGACAATACATAAAAACTGCGTCATAATACATTAATTCCCGATCTGAATAGTCTCCAGTTATTGTTTCTAGGGGTTCAACATATATTGTTTCCCCATCTAAGGTATAGGTTATGTGTCTTGGTTGTCCTAGTTTAGTCATTGAATATTCTGCATTGGTCGCTTGGACAACAAAGTCCTCGAATGTGTCGTTCATTGTTTTTTTACTAGAATAAAAAAAAAACTAATTTTATTCACAAGAACTTTCACAAGAACTTTCACAATAACTGCTACTATTTTCAATTTTATCATTTTCCATTACATCAAATTCTTGGTCAAGCAAGTTAAGTAAAGTAAGGCAGTGTTCTGGACTCTTTTGATACAGTTCTACAAACAATTTAGTAATGTTGTTCACAAGTTCTATGGTTGTGGTCATCTTTATATTATTAGGAAATAAAAATTTATTTTTATTTTTTTTATATAATTAAAATAAGAATGTCTTCTAGCCCAGCACCTGCAAAAAATAATCTTCTAAAAAATAGTTTATTTCGGCAGGCTGTAACTATAGCCAATCAAAAAATTATTATAGATAAACTTGTAAAAAGGCTTGAACCGTTTTGTCACGGAAAAATAAATAAACTTCCATCTTTTTTACAACCCTTTGAGATAAATAGTAAAATAGATAGTGTTGAAAAGGCAACAGACATATTAGTAAAAAACCCAGAATACGTTATGCACGTGGAGTCAGAGTACTTAACAAAGGAAATTTGTAATTATGTGTTAAGTAAAACAGGGTTTAAATATATTAACTATATTCCACCCCAGTTTGTGTTAAATGAAAACATTATTGATTTACTACAAACAGGTAAAATTGATAAAGAGTATTTGTGCTATAATAACAATAAAGAACTAATTATAGAATTAATAAAAATAAATTACCTAAATGTGTTTGAAGCGTTTAAATTCAATCCATGTTTTGAAATATTTAAAATAATTGTGGATGAAAACATTAACTATTTTTTAGCATTAGATGAGTCTATGTTATCAAAAAAAATGGTTGATTATGTATTAGAAAAAGGTTTATCTCCCAGTTTATTAAATAAAAACATAGAGTACTAAGTTAATTGCTGGTTGTTTTTTTTTAATTTCTAATTTTCATCATCACTACTATCATCTTCCACAGTTACAGTGCCGTTTTGCAACATATTAGTAATGTTTCTTGCCTCTGTGAGAGGTTGAAAAAAGTTAATTAAGTTATTGTAATTTTGATTTATAACATTTACTACAACATTCTTTTTGTTTGTTCCTGAAATATAGTAATTAATTTACAAAACATAAATATTTTATATTCTTATAAAAATGCTATCGACTAAACCAAATTGTAAAAAAAATTTACATAAAAAAGAAGAAAGTATTTACTCAGAAGAAGATAAATTAAAACATAAACAAAAAACTATAGAATTATATAAAAAACAACAAAACGAAACATTCGAAAAATGGATTAAAAAGCATAAATATTAACCTTCACAATTTACGCCATTTTATTTTTTTGTCGTTTAATTTCTAAACTTTCAATTACTTCAGACAACTTATTTATGTCAATGTGTTTATTTTTATTTTTAATGAAACTATTAGTGTCTTTATGATATGTATAATATATTTTAGGAATTAAATTCTTTTGTTCAAACCAGTTTAATGTAAAATTTAAATCCTCATTAGTTCTAAAACAGGGCACACCCGCTGTAAAAATATTTTCATCAGCAAGTAACCACTGGAAAAGAATAAATAACTCAGTATCTATTTCATTTATATTTCCATTTTGTATTTTTTTTCGATCTGCTTCCGGAAACATACTATATTTTTCTTCAATATTTGATGATAAAACAACATCTGAAACTTCACCAACAAACTGTAATGAGTTTTGTTGTTGTTCTTGTTCTCGTTGTTGGTGTTGTTCTATTAGACCCCTAACAGTTCCAGCAATACCACCACCAAAACCAAATAAAGATGCCATTTTTAATTAAAATTTAAATTTTTTTATTTTTGTTTTATCAATCATTTTAAATTTCTCTATTTTACCTCTACAAAACGGACAAGCTTTCATTTTAGTAAAACACTTTGCACACAGTTTATGATTACATGGTTTTATCTTAACTTTAGTTACATCACAGTAACAAATTTCACAATTAGTTTCTGATAACAATTCAGTAGCGGGATCTTCAACTTTGAGTAAATATCCTGTTTTTTTGTGGTTGTTTTTAAATACATAATAACTGGAATTATTCGTAACAGTTGTCATTTTAATTAAAATTTAATTTTTTTTTTTTTATTATATAATAAACAATGTCTGAAACATTACGGGATTGTGAAATTGAAAACATAAAAAAGCTTTATTTAGAATCTGTAAAATGTAATTATCGCTTTATAGAACAGGTTCCAGACGAATACAAAACAGAAGAACTTTGTTTAGAAGCTGTAAAACATGATTATAGCCTTATAAAACATGTTCCAGACGAATACAAAACAAAAAGTTTTTATTTAAAAGCTGTAAAATATAATTATTCCCTTATAGAACATATTCCAGACGAATACAAAACAAAAACTTTTTGTTTAGAAGTTATAAAATGTAATTGTTCCTTCATGATATATATTCCAGACAAATACAAAACAGAAGAACTTTGTTTAGAAGCTGTAAAACATGATTATAGCCTTATAAAACATGTTCCAGACAAATACAAAACAAAAAGTTTTTATTTAGAAGCTGCAAAAATGTAATT